GCAAGTTCATGCAAGAGCACGGCAATCCCAACCAATGGATAAACGGCTATCCCTCTGAGGAATACATCCGCCGCGAAATAGCCGACGCCAGCAGCTTTCAATGAGTGTAAGCCGCGAGTATGCGGTTTCGAAGTTATCAGGGAAATTCCATAGTATAATATGATAATGTGGACGTTTAGACCAGTGTCCATATTCAGAAACTGCAATATAGCGAAGATTATGAGAAATGCCAGATCTATCCAATTTGGTACGAAGGCGTTTAAAAAAGAGTTGAATCTCTTCTGGAAATACTCCTTTTTCCGGTAAGTGTTCATTGTTATAAGTAAGAGTTATAAAATAGGCTTGTTTATTAGAGGTATATGACTCACAGAGAGCACGAAAAGACCATTGTTGAGCTTTCTTTTCATTGCATAAAGCACACTTGTTACAGGGAACAATCAAAAACATTGGAAATGTTTCACCTGTAGTAGGATTCACAATCGTGTATTTATCAATATTGTTTTTATTGACATGATTTTTGTTAACATGAAGTACTGAACCATGATATGTACCAGAGGGCATTGTAAACGTACGATACTTATGTATCAGCTTAGAGGCATGTGGATGCCAAATTACTTTCGGGTCTTCACAATAGATATTATTCATAATAAACAGTTTTAGCGGACGGAAGCCGCACTTTGGGCAAATCGTAACTTTTCCGGTGGAAATAAATCGCTGATTTAGAGGGTGTGTCAGTTACTACATACTTATCAAGTTTTTATGGTACGATTTTAAAATAAATCGTGAAAAGCCGGGTAACACCCGGCTAATCATTAGCGAAATCCAATAGGAGACATAGACTTTCCAAGGAAACCACCTTTTTGAAGTGAAGTAGTAGCTCCAGCAAACTGACTGACAGCAAAAGACACGGAATTAATCCAAGTTGTAGCAACATTGGTAAAACGTTCGGTCGTATCCCAATCTTTTGCCTGATCAAAGTTAAACTTAGCATGCTGATTGGAAATATCAATACCAGTCTGTTTGTACAATTCAGTCATAGTCTGTTCACCAGCTAACATACCTTGCTTCTTTTGCATATAAGTAGACGCGTTCAGATTCATTACACGAGCCAGCTGCGTAGCCATCATGTCTTGTACTTCAGCAGAATTAAGAGCAATACGAGAGTTACTCTCTTTCATGTCCTGATACGTTTTCCTACAAAAAAGTTCAAATTCCTTAGAACGCAAATACCTATCAAATTTCAATTGTACAACACTCTCATTAATCTGTGATTGTTGAGCTTTCATTGTATTAATACGTTCACGAGCTTCAGACATAGCAACATCTATTTCCTGAAGTTTCTTTGCAGCTACTTCAGCTTCAGCATGATTCAATTGTCCGAGTTCATGATTTACATAAATAGTTGAATTGTTCAACTCGATATCACTTTCAGTACGAGCCTTACGAAGCAGATAATCAGAGGTAAGTAAACTTTCTTCAGTATCCGTTTTCTTACTTTGAGAATCAGCCAAGCGAGCTTGCGCAGATTTCAAACCAGCATCAGCGGCAATTTGCGCAGTTTGTCCATAAGTATTCGTAGGTATCACGTTAAACCGAGGTGTAGGGGCTTGTGTAGGAGCTTCAGGTGCGGTTGCATTTCCTACATCACCACGAGAGTACATTAAATCCGGATTTAATCCGGCTTCTTTCATACGTTGCATTTGCGCAGCAGGCGAGTTATAAGAGTTGTTTTTCTCATACATTTGCTCTATCCAAGCTTGTTGCGCCAAACGTTCTTCACGAGCGAATTTACTTTCTCGCTCAAAGGCTTCACGAGACGCTTTGCGGTTACTTCTGTTTCCAAACATACTACCTATAGCGGAGATAGCAGCACCACCAAGAGCACCAATAGTAGTACCAACGCCTGGAACAACAGAACCAGCTGCAGCGCCAGCGGCAGCACCGGCGGCAGGACTAGGCATAATCAATTATTTTGAGGGTTAATATACTTGTCACCAAATCTCTTTTGTCTGAGAACCTGAAGAGCCTTACGTTGGGAAGCTTTTTCCATTTCCCAAGCGGTAGCCATATCCATTTCACGGCGGAACTGTGGTTCTATATTCCAAGAAGCATCACCGTTGACGTCAATAAAATTTACATTCATAGGAGAAACAGGTATACCACGTTTCGCCATTTCAGCTACTTGTTGAGGTGTTAAACCTAAGTTAGGTTTAGTTCTTTCAAAATCTCTTTGTATATCAAATACACATGTTACGGTTTTATAATCCGGTTTTGTATTTCTAGCCATAATTGTAAAATTTAAAATTTTAATATTTATTTGGGCGTTGCGCTAAAGCGCCGGGCTTTACGCTACAATCTCTTCGAGGATTTCCGCTTCAATCCCTAACGCACGCAACAGAGTTGCTATTAATTTGCGTTTCACGCAGAGGGAAAATACTTTTCCCTTTTAATCTTACGAAATTGCAAAGATAGGTATGCGCGCGCGACAAGTCCAATGAACCTAGCACTAATAATTGATTAAATATTATAACAAGGTTCTAATATTTAACAATTATTACTACTAGAACCCTTGGAGCAAGTCGCACACACATGCCTTAAAGATGCAATGTCGGAAGAAAAAAAGAAAAAATTATTTTCTTAGTCCAGTCGCGGTATTGCAACACGGCTGATTGGTAATCGGGCAGTCGCGTTAAATTTCACGTATCCGAAAATCTTATCGGTGTATTCCGTAACGCTGAATACCTGATTAACCGTCTCAGGGTTAACCAACAAAAATTGTTGTCCGAGCTGTGGCAGACCGGAGAATGTACGATGCATAATAAAATTTTTCAAATCCGTACGGAAAAGACCGTGCGCAGTATCGTATTTAGCAACATATTCATACCACGGACGTTGATAACCGAATGTCTTATTCATATCAGCCATGTTTGAAGTATCAAAGTTTAACGGACATATCTCCTTATATGTAACAGGTTGAAATCCTATACGGTCAAATTCAGGTTGATAATGGTCCAATAAACCATTATATGTAAAATCTTTAGGCAACAATTGCGTATAAATAGGCACAGGGGTCACAGTTAACAAACCAATGATATAAGACTCCTCGTCACAGAACACCTCAATATTATTAGGAGTAGAACCATAAACTCCAGCGATACCAGATTTAGAACCAAGAGCTTCAGCATATTGACCTTGAGAACTAGCATCCTGCTGATCAACCGTTTGCTCAACGGTACGCATTGACAATTCACGGGAAATACCTCCAATAAATTCAGGCATAAGGAGTTCATCAAATTTAATATCAATATCCCAACGACCTTGCATGATTTGTTTATATGAAAAACCTTTACGCATATTAAGTTCCAAGAATTTTTGATAAGCGTTAACATAACGGAGAGTCTCAATAGTAAATCCAGAACTTTGCTCAGTAGTAAGGGCAGCCAATTCGGCATAAGAATTGATAGCAGTTACAGGTGTTTTTTCTGATACAGGGTCATAATCAACACCGACAAGGCGTTCTCCGTCTTCAGAAACTTTATAAGATACACCATATTTAGCGCCATCTTCGTCTACAAGAACGGTTTGTTTTTGAACATTCAACGTGCCATCTTCAGAACGGGTAATAACGTCTCCGACAGTAAGACCAACAAGAGGGGCATTCGCACCTTGTTGAGGATTAGGTACGGCAGTAGTCAAGAAATCACGTTCCCAATTACATTGATGAAGTTCATACACAGTAAGATCAGCGCCACCTTTCATAGTAGGTAACCATTTATTATAAACCGGACGTCCATTAACTACAAAAGGATTGTTACGTATATCACGATAATAAGCATTATAAACAGATTCATATGCACGGAAACGATATGCAAGTAATCGTGGAAAAGTTTTAGTACCAGGCTTCTGCGACGTAAATGGAAAATCAGTGAAAGAAATTTCAGAGTCTAGAGGAGTATCATATATAGCAATATCACTAATCGGCAAGTTAGAAACATCAGGCATATCGGCAGAAGGAAGTAATACAAAAAAGCTAATTCCATCCGCCTTGGGATCTTGATTACCAAAGGTATCAATCATATTACCAAGAGGAATATGAATAGGAATTGTAGAATACTTAGATATAGGGACATCAAATTCCCAAGTACGAACAATAGAATTACCAGGAGTAATACCAACAAGAAGACCGTGAGAAATATAATCACGTTTTGTATTATTAAGAACATTAAATTTCATATTCGCATTCGTATACCTATGAATTTTAACAGGAACACTAAATCTTGCCACAACGGTAGAAGTATCATCATATTTAGAAGCACAATAAGCACCAGGAACTGAAGACAATTCCATATTAAATAAAAGACTAGACACGATAGAATACCAAGAATAATTATTCTTAACCAAGCAGAAGGGATTAGTAGGATTACATTGAGCAATCGTTGAAGAAGCGTAAGTCGAAGAAACATAATGAGATCTACGTGTAGGCATACCAAGATAATCACCAAGGGATCCAGTGGTAAACATTTTTTGGAATGATGTCGCCGAACAGCTAATATATGGCTCTTCCAAATCATCGCGAAAATTCGAAATAAAATCAGAATAATCCTCCCACATTGAACGAAGGGTTACCTTAAAGAAATTAAGACGAGCAATCATCCGAGTCTGAACAGGAAACACCATAGGCATTAGCTCAAGACCAAACTCGGGATTAATACGAAGAGAACCTTTCGCAGGAACAAGCTCACAAAATACAGGAGTAATACGACCAAAATTAGTGGTCAAATTATTCACATGAGACCAATCAAATGCATTTACATCAATACGATTATTCGCATCAAATGTAGCGTCAAAAACGTTTTGTGCCATTTTTTAAAATTGAGGATTAATAGTTACTGAATCTACTCGTTGTTGAGTAGTTTGCTTAGCATCCTGTTTTGAATTCTGATTTTTCCAAAACACAGACATAGACGCAGTACAAGACTGTACTGTAAGAGCAGTAATCACACCAATAATAAACGTGGAAATCAACTTAACCAAGTCTATCCACTGACTAGGAGAAATTTTCATAATTTTTCAAGAAATAATAAAACATCATAACCTAAATTAGCATCCTGCAATTGCTTGCGAAAACGTTCGGCTGTTGAAGGACGGTTAAAAATACCAATATTGATAAGAAATACCTCCTGAAGAGTTTCTCTTTTAATAAACTTTAGAACACCTTTATACATATTAATTCATCTGCTTATAAAAACGAACATGCGACACATTTTGAATATTAGACAAACGGCGAGAATAAGCACGAGCATCATTAATAGACATTTGTGTCTTTTTACGATATTCATAAGGTTTAAGGCGACCAGTCTCGGGTTCGCGCCAACCAATTTCAAAAATAAAAGTATACTTAATCATAATTTTCCTTGAACCTTTTTTAATTTTAATATCCAATTTCATAACACATAAATTAAATTAGTAATCCTTTTTCTTACACTGCAAAGATAAGAATTCTGTTGTTAATATAGTGTTAAACGATCGTTAAATCTAGTTTAAATTTTCTCATTTCTATAATGTCTATTCATTTTCTCACGAACATCATAAGAAGCTTTCTCTAAATTAAGTTCCTGTCTCATAGACATTCGGGCATTAATAGCAGATTGTTGTAAAGAATTCATATGTAAAGATTTTTCGTGCTTCAGGACTTGGGAGGAATCAAAGAATACAAGAGCAGTAGACAAACAATCAAGGGCATAAGAAAATGCCTTATAATACAAATCCTCAAAAACAGTCTGTGAACAGAATTGGGGAAGATAATACCTTATAAATGTATCATTTACAATATTTTTAGAAGGATTATAGTACGGAGTCTTATTAGTCATACGGACAAGACGAAGATATTCTTCTGGATAAGTGAATTTAAAAGGAAGTTTGTACTGTTTGTGAAGATAACGGGCAATTTCAAACCAGCGCACTGTATCCTTGAAGTATTTAATAAAATTAGGGTCGTAACACATTGAGGTAGAAGGCATATACTTCATACGATAATAACGAGGTAACATAGTAGTCAAGGATTGTCCGGTGTATATGTTAAGTACAGACATATCACATGTGTCGGGCTGTTGTTCATAAAAAGCGCGTAGTTTTTCAGCATAG